TTGTATGTTATCAATCTTACCGTCTCTTAGAGCACCACTACGTCTAACTTCAACTACGTCACCAACTTTAATTATCATAATATATCCTTTCTTATTTTAAATATAATGGACCAGTCCATTGTATAGGGTAATTTCCTTCAAGAACATTACCTCTTGCTTGGTTGAGAGCAGGCTTTGCCCAACCAGCAGGTTTTAAAACATCACCTGATTTGAAATGTTTAAAATCTTTCTTTACTATAAAAGAATGAACAGAATGTTTAGCTACAAGTTTGATAAACTTTTGTCCTTCTTTTACAGACCATGAGTTAGCAAATTCTTCTTGCATATTTTTATTATCACAAAACTCATTGTAATCTTCAATAGAAGCGTTAATTAAATTTTGAATACCGTCTTTGATATTCTGTGCAGGTTGTACTTTAATCATTACGCAACCTCCATCAAAGAATAAGGCACACGCCACTTACCACCAAGGTTAGTGTCTTTGATTACTGCTTTCGCAGGATTGGTTTTGATGATAACACCAGGTCTCTTACGACCATTAGGTCTACCAAAGACAACATGGTCGCCAACTTTGAATTGACCTTTAGTAGATCCTTTCGCAGCGTTGATCGCTGTCTCTAAAAGAAACAAATGTTCCTTATGTTCTGGATTCTTAATCCAGTCTAGTATATCAGTTAAGTTATTAAATTGTAGTTTCATAATATAGTCCTTTCGATTATTGTGTTAATTCTTGTGATTGTAAAGAAGACAATCTTTTAATAACATTGTCATAATTAATTTTAATAGTCTGGTAGATGTCTAGATATTGGAGAGACTTAACATATTCAATCTTTTCGTCAATAGATTTAAGATTATTGTATTCTTCAAACATTTCGTTTTTTGAGGGTAGTTTAGATGTATTCATAATGTATCCTTTTGTTAATATATAAATACTATACATGGATGTTACTTGAAAGTCAAGGAAATATCCAGATTAATTGAAAATTAAAAGTGTTATTTTTCAATGGTTTAACTAGGGTGCGACAATCCTGACCAACTATGTTCTGGGTTTGTTCGCATATGAGATGGAGATTTTATGGGATTTTTTTCAAATTTATTTAAGAATTGGGGTAACTCAGAGAATGTACTACCCCCTAAAGATACGACTAAAAAGAAAGTAGTTAAAAAGAAAAAGAAAACTACAAAGAAAAAAGGAAAGAAATAATGGAATGTAATAGCTGTGGGCATGGGTGTCATTGTAGTAATGGTGGATCTTGCCAATCATGTGAATGTTCTAATTGTGAACACTCATAATGGCTAGAGGTATAAATGTAGTCGCCTACGAAGAAGGGCCAAAGAAACGAACATCTATTGGGGATAGTGCAAGAACTAGACCAAAGAACAAGAACAAGAGACGACAGTTTAAAAGAAGTGTAGGTCAAGGTAAGAGAAGATAATGGGCTCTGCTGTCACACGATCAGGACTAGATACACATGTAGGTCACGCAAGTCCTACACCTAATCCGTTTCACAAAACTGCATATACTGGTGGTTCTAGTAATGTGAAAACGAATGGTGCAAATACTATTCGTCAAGGGGATTCTACATCTTGTGGTGATCCTGCAACTGGTGCCTCAACTACTGTATTTGTAAATGGTAAAGGAGTTCATAGAGAAGGTGACGCAACAGGTGGTCATGGGTCTTGGATACCTAATGCATCTGCCTCAGGTTCTTCTAATGTTTTTGCGGGCTAACATGATAAATAGTTATCATGGCAATACTTCAATCAGGATATACAGACGCATCTAGAACTAACGCAAGTGCGAGGTCCACTAGACTTTATAGAGATATCGCATTATCCTTTGAGCGTAATGCTGCTACAAAAGATGTTATTGTTAAAAAAGATATAGATGCTGTAAAACAATCAGTAAGAAATCTCGTATTAACAAATCACTATGAAAGACCTTTTCATCCTGAAATAGGTTCTGGTATATCTCAATTATTATTTGAACCTCTTGATCCAATCACAGCCAACTTATTGTCTAGAGTTATAGGAGAAGTTATAACAAACTTTGAACCTAGAGCACAATTGATATCTGTTGATGCTAGACCAAATTTAGATTCAAATTCATACGAAGTGACAATAAATTTTCGAGTAATAAATGTTCCAGGTGAGTTAGTTAGTCTCACAACAATGTTAGAAAGAAGTAGATAGAAATGGTAAAAAGATTAGAAGTTACAGATTTAGATTTTGATGGTATCAAAAATAATCTTAAAGTTTTTTTAAAACAACAAGATCAATTAACAGATTATGATTTTGAAGGCTCAACCATGTCTACCTTGTTAGATGTTCTAGCATATAACACTCACTACAACGCTGTCTATGCTAATGTTCTGGCGAATGAAATGTTTTTAGATAGTGCAGATTTAAGAAACAGTATTGTCTCACACGCCAAACATGTGGGGTATACTCCAAGAAGTGCAACATCACCTGTTGCTTTTTTAAATGTAACTATTAACAATGCAACTGGTTCTACTCTAACTGCAGCTAGAGGCACAACCTTTACTACAAGTGTTGATGGCACAACTTATAATTACATTGTCAAAGATGCCACTACGATTACACCAACAGATGGTGTTTATACTTTTTCTAGTTTACCTGTTTATGAAGGAACACTTGTCACAAACAAATACACAGTGGATACATCAAATGCAGATCAAAGATTTTTAATTAAAAATAATTTAGCAGACACAACAACTTTAAAAGTTACAGTACAAAATAGTTCAACAGATTCAACATCCAACACTTATGCTTTATCAACTGATTTAGCAGATGTAACATCAACATCAAAAGTTTATTATCTTGAAGGTGCTGAAGATCAACAATACGAGGTGAAGTTTGGTGATGGTGTACTTGGTGAAGCTTTATCAACTGGTAATATTGTGACATTATCTTATATTGTTACTAATGCTGAAGAAAGTAATGGAGCAAGTTCATTTAGTTTGTCAGGAAATATTGGTGGATTCTCTAATGTGACAATTACTACTGCAACTAATTCTGCCAATGGTGCTCAACCAGAAACTCCAGAGAGTATTCGTTTCAATGCACCAAGACAATATGCTTCACAAAATAGAACAGTTACCACAAAAGATTATGAGAGTAAAGTAAAATCAATTTTTACAAATGCACAATCAGTTCAAGTATGGGGAGGAGAAGATAATGACACACCTGTTTATGGTCGTGTTTACATTTCAATCAAACCTGTAACTGGTGCAACACTTACAGAAGCAAAAAAGACTGATATCATTACACAATTAAAAGATTTCAATGTTGCAAGTGTAACACCTATTATACAAGATCCTGAAACAACATCTTTACAATTAAATGTAAATGTTAAGTATGATGCAAAGGCAACAACAAAAACAACTGACAGTATTAAGTCTTTAGTATCTTCAGCAATTACAACATTTAACACAAACAATCTAGGACAGTTTGATGGATTGTTTAGACACTCTAAATTTATTGAAACAATTAATAAAGTAGATACTGCAATACTATCTAATATTACAACTGTTAAGATGCACAAATCATTTACCGCTACAACATCAGGTGCAACAACTTATACAATCAAATACAACAACGCATTTTATAATCCACATTCAGGACACAATGCAAGTGCTGGTGGTGTATTAGTTTCATCAGGATTTAAAATTAATGGTGATACAACTAACGAATACTTTTTAGATGAAGATGGTGCAGGTAATGTAAGACTATATTATCTTGTTGGTCAAACAAGAACATACACCAATAATACTTTAGGTACAATAGATTACACAAACGGAACAATCACTTTAAACTCTTTATTCATTACAGAGGTTTCAAATGTCGATGGTGCAACATCTACTGCTGTAAGATTAACAGTCATACCAAATTCTGTGGACATCATACCTGTTAGAAATCAAGTATTAGAAATAGATGAAACAAACACAACGGTGACTGTATCTGCTGATGATTATGATACAACTTCAGGTATAGGTTATACCGCAACATCAAGTTATGCTTCATAGATCATGGCAAAGTTTACTAAGAATATAAGTTCCCTAGTAAGTAGGCAATTTCCACAACATATACAAGCTAACAATCCGTTACTGGTTGAGTTCGTCAAACAGTATTATCGTTATATGGATTCAGCACAGCTGACACTATCAAGTGTAACAGCAAGTGATCAAATACTTTTAGAAACAGAGGTAGTATCATTTCTTGCCTTAGATGGTACAGATGAAAAAGGAAATAATGCTGGCGATTATATACTAGACGAACAAGGTAGCATTGGTGAGTTCTCAAAAGGAGAAACGATCACAGGACAAACGTCAGGTGAGACAGCAACTATACTTGCTGAAGACGCTGATAATTTACAATTATACATATCTGCAAATTCTAAATTTGTAACAGGAGAGACAGTTACAGGTGGCACATCAGGTGCTCAAGGAGTGATATCAAAGTATAGGGCAAACCCTAATGAAACACTATCACAAATCCTTGAGTATGCTGATGTAAACGATACTCTTGATGATTTCTTTTTACAGTTTCGAAATGCTTTTCTTCAAACCATACCAAACGATCTAACAACAGGATTAAACAAAAGACAACTCACAAAAAATATTTTATCTTTGTATAAAAGAAAAGGCACAAAGAAAGGTCATGAAATATTTTTCCGTGCATTGTTTAATGAAACACCAGAATTATATTATCCTACTGTTGATTTGTTGAGAGTTAGTGATGGTAATTTTGCTACACAAAAAATTTTAAAAGCAACTTTAGTATCACCATCAAATGGTGATATGACTAAACTTGTTGGACAAACAATTACACAAGCAAATATTCCAGGTAATACTAATGTTAATCTTGCAACTGCCGTTGTAGAAAGCGTAACTGTTAATGCTGTAAACTTAGGTGGCACTCAAAGAGATGTTGCAACTTTAACTTTAAATAAAGATAATATTGTAGGAACATTTCAATCTAGTTTGGGTCATTCCATAGTTCAAGAACAAAATGGCGATGACATATTAGATGAAGATGGTAATAAAATATTACAACAAACTTTTTCTACTTTTACTGG